CCGCTACGACCGCCATGGCCGAGCACTCGACTATGTAGGCTACAAGTTCTACCGCAAGCAGAAACTCATACGGAAGTACATCAAACAGAACTTCTGCCGAGCCGCTGCCAAGTTGAACAAGCGCGTGCCGCTCCCTTCCCTGAAGGAGTATAAGCAGGTGCTGGCCTCTTGGCTTGGCTGGGCGAAGCATAGTAATAGTAAACATCTTCTTCAAACAATTGTAAATACTCAGTATTATGGTAAACTATGACCATCAGCCCTCTATCTATGAGGCAGTAGGAAACGGCAGTTTTCTCTACCGTTTCAACATTCAGGAAGTCACCCCCGAAGTGACTGGTGAGAACGAGAACCAGGAGGCGCAGCCCAGCAACTGGGAATGCGAAGAAGTAACCGTGTGGCCTCCCGTCACGGCAAACAAGATCGTCAAGACCGTCATCGCATCCAAGTGGGACGCTGACCGCGAACAGAAACTCATCAACGAGTACAATGCAGCACAGCTCGGCCTTTATGGTGCCAAGACTTCTGACGAAGCCAAGGAGAAGACACAGGCATACAAGGATTTCCTCGAAGCCCGTGCAGCCCTCAAAGCACAGGTTGAAGCCGACTGCGCAGAACTCGGTATTGGCTAACGCCTGACTGCGAGAATAGCCCGTAGGAGCGACTTCTTCCTGTCTGCTGTATAACTCACAGGCAAGAGTGCGAAAGTCGGCCTACGGGCATTTTCAAGAAAAATAACTATCAACAAATAGACTCCGATTGCACGATGAAGATTTACAATAGTAATGGCGTAGAGATACTGGACGTAGAGGTTGACGATAACAGCCTCCGTAACAGGGTCATCATGGGCGACCACAACCTCACGCTGCACTACAGCCTTGCCGTTCACGTCGAACTGCCCGTAGGGTCATACTGCACCTTCGAGGGTGTGACGTACACGCTGAAACGCCCTGAGAACTTGAAGATGAAGCACAGCCGGAATTTCGAGTACACCGTCTTGCTGGAAAGCCCACAGGCCGACACGAAGATTTGGAAGTTCCGCAACACCGTTGACGGCAGACTGAAATTCCCTCTCACGGCCAAGCCTCACGAACACCTGCAGATGCTCGTTGACAACCTCAACCGAAGGGGTAGCGGCTGGACGGTCGGTGACTGCGTGGATGACGTGGAGCACCTCATCAATTACGACCATGACTATTGCTGGGAAGCACTCGGGAAGATGGCTACGGAGTTTAGCACGGAGTTTGAGATAGACAATAAGCGTGTCAGCCTGAAAAAGGTGGAGTACAACAAGTCTGCTCCCCTCGCTCTGTCCTACGGCAAGGGGCATGGCTTCCGTACAGGCGTGGCACGTTCCAGCAGCGAGACACCGCCAGTGGAGTTCCTTTTCGTGCAGGGAGGCTCCGAGAACATAGACCGCTCGAAGTACGGCAGCGACAGAGCCGCCAACGGTAGCCCCGTCCTCCTGCTTCCCAAGAGCAAGACTATCAAGTACGACGGTGAGCATTTCGAGGATGAGCAAGGCTATGACGCTTCCAAGGCGCGTACCTACTCAACCGACAACTACGGCCTTTGTATCTTCCGCACAGACAAGGCGCACACCTCCTACGCAGAAGATAGCCTTGACTGCTCCGACGTATGCCCGAAGCGCGTGGGAACGGTCAGCAGCGTAGTAACGGTGGACGCAGAGCATAACTTCTACGACATCGTGGACGCTTCCATTCCTGACGGACTCGACTATTCGGCCTGTCAGATTGAAGGCGAAAAACTGACTATCATCTTCCAGTCGGGTATGCTCGCAGGTCACGGAGAATTTGAGGTGAACTACTTCCATACAGCCGTGAACGGAAAGGCCGCTAAACGCTTCGAGATCGTGCCGAAGGATGAGGACGGTATCACTATGCCAAACGCCACCTTCAAGCCTGTAGGAGGCGTGAACGGTGACAAGTACGCAGTATTCAAGTGTATGCTCCCTGATGCCTACATCTGCGACAACAACACCAAGAGCGGCGCAGAGTGGGACATGTTCCGTACCGCTGTTAAATACATGTACGCGCACGAGGAAGAGGAGTTCTCCTTCAAGGGGGAACTTGATAGCATTTGGGCTTCGCAGGACTGGGCTAACATCGGTGCCAAGATTATCCTCGGAGGCTACGTGCAATTCTCAGACACGCGCTTCCAGTCCAACGGTGTGCTGGTACGCATCACGGGCATTAAGGACTACATCAATAAGCCGCACAAGCCCGAAATTGAACTATCCAACAAGACCGTCACCGCTGGCTTCGCCTCTGAAATCAAGCAGATAGAAAGTCAGGAGGTCATCACGGAGGAGTACCACCGCGACGCGCTGGACTTCACCAAACGTCGTTTCCGCGACGCGAAGGAAACAATGGATATGCTCAACGCCCTCATAGAGGCTGGTTTCGACAACTTCACGGGGAACATCAACCCGATAACGGTACAGACGATGCAGATGCTTGTCGGTGACGAGTCCCTGCAATACCGTTTCGTGAACAACACGACCAACCCCTCTACGGTCAATCATACCTTCTCTTGGAATAACGCCACAAAGAAGTTGAGCACAGCCGCAGGAATCATCCAGCACATGACGATAGGCATAAAGAACCTGTCAAGCACTCATGCTGCCAGCGAATACAAGTACTGGAATGTCTCTGCCTTCGAGAGTGCTGCGCTCACGGACGGCTCGAAGAAATACTACCTCTACATCAAGGCTTCCAAGACGGAGGCAACGGCTGTATTCCTCCTGTCCGAAACGGCTATCCGCATCGAACAGGTTACTGGCTACTACCATTTCCTTGTAGGTGTGCTCAACAGCGAGTATGAGGACGGACGCTCTTTCGTCACCCTCTACGGCTTCTCGGAGATACTGCCTGGCCGTATTACAACCGACCGCGTCGTATCATCGAGCGGCACCAGTTTCTTTGACTTGGTGGCAAACGCTTTGAAGTTGGGCGACAAACTGGATTTTAACACCGCAGGGGACGGGAAACTCGTCTTGAAGGGTACGCTCGTACAGAGTCTTGATGGCGAGACGGAGCAGCCTGTCGGTTGCTACCGTGGCCAATGGGATGAAGAACTGATGTACTACTACGGTGACGAGGTTTGGTACAACAGCAACGGGGTAATATCCTACTACCGTTACATCAACCAAACGCCAACTATTGGTAACGCACCGACAAACACCACATACTGGCAGGTGTTGGCCGCTGGTGTCAGGGGCTTCTTCAAGGCTCGCGCTTTCATGCGGACGAACACCGACATCAGCAACGTCACCCCGACGGGAGGAACATACGACAACCCTGTGCCGACGAGTGGCTGGTCTGACGGCATCCCGAGTGGTACGGCCATCCTTTGGTCAACCGTCTGCACCTTCTACAGCAACGGAACGAGCAGCGGTTGGTCGAACCCCGTAAAGGAAACAGACACGGACACGCTCGATATAGAGTTTAGTCCGAGCAGTACACAGCCCAGCGCACCAAGTGGCAGCACTCCTTTTGCCGACCATGAGAGCGAGGGCTGGTATGATCCGAACAGCGAGAACTTCCCGACGGCTGGCACAATGATATGGAGAGCCGAGCGGAAGGTGAAGAACGGCGTATATAACGGCGAATGGGTCATCACTCGTATTTATGGCGAGACTGGCGACACGGGGCAATCTACATACAAAAGTACAATGTTTGTACGAATGAATAGCACCCCTACCAAGCCAGCCTCGAACAAGGGTAGTTATTCTACTCCTTCCCCGTCACTCTGCCTCGCAGGTCAAAACAGCGACGGGAACAACGTATATTGGTCTGACGGCATCCCTGCTGGTCAAAATAAACTCTGGGCTACCACTCGTATCTTTACGTCCGACGGTCGGGAGCCGCAGCAGTCGGCATGGACTGACCCACGGCAGATGACGGACACCATGACCTATGACGTTGAGTTTGCGCCAATGCAGGCAAACGACGCTGCCCCTGCCGTACCTTCATCGTCTAACAGGCACAAGGACGCAAGCCCTTACGGGTACGAAGGCCAAGTGTGGTTTGACCCTGATTTAGACAAGTACTCCGCGCAAGGCGTTTCCCGTGATTTCAAGGTCATGTACTGGAGAGCAGAACGGGTATGCGAAAATGGCAAGTGGGGTGATTGGGTCATCAATCGTATAAAGGGAGAGGCAGGAAACAACGGACGTAGTATAACAGGTGTTACGGAGTACTACCTTGCTTCTGCCAACGCATCAGGCGTTACGAGGGAAACATCGGGCTGGCAGTCGGGGACTGTCCCTGCAACAGACGCGAGCAAGCCGTATCTTTGGAACTATGAGGAAATAGCCTATTCAAGCGGCAACCCGACAAAGACTGACCCTGCCGTGATTGGCGTGTTCGGAGAGGATGGTGCAAGTATTACTGGCGTGACGGAATACTACCTTGCGAGCAGCCAGTATTCGGGCATAACAAGAAACACCACGGGCTGGACTACCGACCCGACGGCAACAGCGGCCAAAATAACGTCTGTGAAGAAGTACCTGTGGAACTATGAGAAGATAGAACTATCCAAAGGCGACCCGAAATATACGACCCCTGTCATCATTGGAGCCTACGGAGATACTGGTGTCGGCCTGTTCAAGGCCACAGCGTTTATAAGGCTACCGTCCATTGTTACCTCAGTTGATGCTCCTACTGGCGGCGACTGGTCAAGCCCTGTGCCTACTTCATCCGTTGTCGTAAGCGAAATCCATGCGTCGTTTGTTTGGTCTGATAGCATACCAAGCGGAGATACGACCCTTTGGGCAACTACTCGCACGTTCTATAGTGACGGAACGGCCAGCAGTTGGAGTACACCAAGGAAGATGACCGACACGACCACTTACGATGTGGAGTTTGCTAAGAAGCAGACCAATGACGCGACACCTGCGACTCCGACTTCTGCCAATAGACACGGAGGCAGCGGAACGCAGATTTGGTTTGACCCCGTTAATGATAGCACCGAGGACTTCACGCAGATGTACTGGCGTGCCGAAAGGGAATACAAGAACGGTGAATGGGGTAGTTGGGTCATTACCCGAATAAAAGGTGAAAAGGGTGACGATGCGGAGTTCTACCAGTTGGAAGTGTCAAGTCAGACCGTCAAGAGGGACGGCAACACTATGACACCAGGAACCGTCGTTTGGAAACTGATACACATTCAAGGTGACACTCGAGAGGAAGTGTCAGCACTACCCACAGGCTGGTACATGAAACGCACGAGGAGCGGCACGGGAGGCACTGCTACGGGCAGCGCGTTCACTACAATACCATATTCAATTGTTACGGGTACGCTCTTTGGTTGGAATGGCGACTACAATAACGCCCGTGTTGATTTGTACGATGAGAACGACCACATCATTTCTTCTGCGGACGTTTCCCTCGTGAAAGACGGTGATGACGGTATCAATGGCAACTACTTCGAGTACCGTTACGCAGTGAATGGCTCTCCGACCTCGTACCCCAGCATAAGCAGGTCATCAAGAACCCCTTCGGGCTGGAGCAAGTCACCTTCTTCTCCGAGTGCATTGCAATACTTGTGGATGACCGTTGCGGAGATAAACGGCGAGACTGACGCTCTCGTTGACCAGTGGAGCGAGCCAGTCAGACATACCCCTCTTGACGGCATCAGCATGGGCGAGAACCTTGTGGATAACTCCGAGGAGGCAGAGGTTTTTGCTGTTGTGGAATGTGGCCTTACGCAGGAGTCCACACCTCCGCAGAAGTTCTATGCCACAAATAAACGGCTCTGCAGAATACCTGCCGACGGCACGGTACTCTCAGGACAGGTGCGCATAACACTCACTGGCTGCTCGTTCAAGTCAGGAGGCGCACAGGTGCTTGTCTATTTGAACGGCTCCGCAGCATGGCCGTATATTGGCGAGAAACTTTCCATCACGGCCAACGGTACTTACGACCTCAAAACAGAGGGCGTGACATACGGGTATAACGGGGGTACGATGTACAAGCCAATAGTGATCCGACTCCGCAACTTCAACGACGGGGGAACTATCACAATTGAGCGCGTCAAGGTTGAGGTGGGTAGCCGCTGTAGTGAATGGGGGCTTTCTGAGGCAGACAAGCGTGGCCCAGCCATTTTATATCAGGGAGTCTATGACAGCACAAGCACTTACTACGGTACACATGACCGCATAGACTGCGTGAAATATAACGATGTGTATTATGCTGCCCGTTCTGACGCTGGAGTCTTTTCCGGAATAGCACCGACCAACTCCGACTACTGGAACGAGTTCGGAGGCCAGTTCAGCAGCGTAGCGACGCAGTTACTTTTGGCTGAGTTCGCCTACATCGAGCATCTCGGAGTCGGGGAACTGATTACGGTGGCTCCCGACCCTGCCACAGGCGAAGCGGTCGGAAAGAGAATACATATATCGAAAGACACCAACGCCCTGACGATTTACGATAGCAGCAACGACCCAGCACTGGTGATGAATGGCGACGAGTATTCTGACGGAGATCTGTTTGGAGGTACGGAACAAAGCATAACGCCTAACAATTTCTCTCAAAATTACCAGGCTGGAAACGCATTACACCCGAATACGGTGTATTCTCCGAGTCCGACCACGAACAAGACCTTTACCGTAACGAAAGCAGGTGTCCTCACTGGCTCCCTTTCGTTGGCCATCAGCAATAGCGGAACGTATTCTATGAGCGGCTCGGGAGGAAGTCAGAAGCCTACACTTATGGCAGGAGCCTCGATAAAGGTGTATCTTGACAATGAACTCATCGCGACGTGTAGCATACATGACCTGAAACCCGATACTGGAGGGAACAATCCGACGAACAGCCTGTCAACGTCGTTTAGCAAGAACCTGACTATAGGCAGTCATACATTGAAGACGAAGATAGAAATAAGCAACCCGAACTATTCGTCTGCAAATTATGTGGTGACTGCAAGCAGTTCTTTCAGCAACGTGAAGGTGAAGTATGACATCAGGAAGTCACACTATTTCGCCAACGGTAACGCTATTGGCTGTTCTTCCTCTCAGTACTCAGAAACCATCATGCAGAGCGGTGTTTTGCTCCACAAGGTGAGGTCGGGTAACGCTGGAATGGAAATAAACAATGGATCGTTCAAGATTCTGCTTGGCGGAACTTGGTATATTGCATCCATGGCGACCGTTTCAGGTGAAAAAGTCCTAAAATTGACTAACGCATAGGTGATTTTGCCGCCAAAGTGATTACAATATAAACATTTTATTGTATCTTTGCATCGGAAATCATCGTAACGGACATAAAAAGTAGCAGAGTATGAACAACTTATATAGCATCTACAAAGCCGTGTTCGCCTTCATTGGAGGCGGCATTGGCTGGCTGATAGCGGAGTTCGAGCCAACCTTTCCGCTAATCGTCGTTGCGGTGATATTCATTGTGTACGACGCATACACAGCCTATTCGCTCGACAAGCGCGTACACCGTAAGTACCCTGACAAGACGAAGCGACAGAAGGCCAAGTTTACCTCCTTCGCTTTCGGCAAGGTCATCAAGTCCACAATCCCGAAACGCCTGTGGCTCATCATCCTTGCCTACATCGCGGAGCATTGGGTGTTTGTGCATATCTCTATTCCCCTGTCCTACATCGTCACGGGTGTAATCTGCTTTGAACAGGCGTGGTCTATACTCGAGAACGAGAGCAGTTGCAGGGATGAAGCAGACAGCCGCTTTTGGAAACTGCTTCAAAAGATTATGATTGACAAGACGGAACGGCACTTTGACGTGGAACTCGATGAGTTGAAGAAAGGCGGTCGGGTGACAGACGAGCAGATAGAACAAGCCCGTGCGCTCTTGGAACGGTACGACAAGCAGAGAAAGGAGGCACAGGATGATAGTTCTGATTGACAACGGTCACGGCTCCAATACTCCAGGCAAATGCAGCCCAGACAAACAGCACCGCGAATACAGGTGGACGCGCGAGTTCGCCGTCATGCTTGAAGCGGCTCTGCGAGACAAGGGCTTCAACGCCCAGCGCATCGTTGAGGAGAGTTGGGACGTGAGCCTACGGGAACGCTGCCGACGTGTCAATGCCGTGTGTAGGCAGTTCGGAACGAAGAACGTCCTGCTGGTCTCTATCCACAACAACGCTGCTGGCAGCCGTGGCGAGTGGCTTAACGCTCGCGGCTTCTCGGCTCATGTATCGCTCAACGCATCCAGCAGGAGCAAGTCGCTGGCTACGTTCCTTACCAAGGCAGTAGAGGCCGAAGGTATCAAGGTGCGCAAGCCGTTACCCAATCAGCCGTACTGGCCGCAGAACCTCGCCATCTGCCGTGACACCAACTGCGCTGCCGTCCTTACCGAGAACCTGTTTCAGGACAACCGCGAGGACGTTGCGCTGCTGAACAGCGACGAGGGCAAGCGGAAACTCTGTAATGCACATGTGAATGGTATCATCGAATACATAAAAGCCCTGTAACAAATGAAACGAATTAGAAACTTTTTTTCGTACGTAGGGCTGGTGCTGCTTGTGACAAGTTGTGCCAGCCACAAAAACCTCACCACAGAGCATAACACGAGCGACAGCGTCCGTGTTGAGGTGAGAACAGAGACGGTCTATGTTCCTGATACCGTTTATGTGGAGATACCTGCGCAGACGGCAGAACGTACTACGGCTGACAGCACAAGCCACCTCGAAAACGACTATGCCACATCGGACGCTCGCATCAATCCTGACGGGACGCTCTATCACGATCTGCGAACCAAGCCTCAGAAAAAGGCCGTGGAGTTTCAGAAGCCCGTCGAACGTAACGACAGCATCATCTACAAGACGAAGTATGAGACGCTGATTGAGAAGCAGGAGGTGAAGGTGGAGCGCGACTATACTTGGTGGGATAAGACACGTTTCTACATCGCCTACGCATTATTGATTTGGCTGCTGATAAACTATAGGAAGAAACTATTTTCGTTGGCGAGACGCATTTTTCTTTGAATTTCTGCCCTATTCTCAAATATATTCACTACCTTTGCCCCTGCAACCGTGAACGCGACGGAATTGCAGGGGCTACCGTTTCGCATCAGTTACACCCTGATTAAGGAGTTTTTGTTGCTGGTTTGTTGCTAATATCCCTGCGAAATCGTTTCTTTTCGGTGAGTATCAATTAGTTACAACAACAAACCGACATTCTGCATCGGAAAGTAAGGCGGTGTTTTGCGAAATCAATTCAGGTATAAATGTAATGCAAACTATGCAAAATAACTCCTTATTATACGGTACTTTGCCAATCTTTCTTAAATAAGCGTTATTTTGCACGAATATGTTTTGAGTTATCGTTTATTTGTTGTTATTTTGTTGCCCGAAACCAAACAGCAACAAAAAACAACATGGGTAATTCAAAAGAACCAATCCGTTTGAGACAGCGGAAGATGGCTACGGGCAACATCAGCCTGTACCTCGATGTGTATGTCAATGGCAGTCGCTCATACGAGTACCTGCACCTGTACCTTGTACCCGAAAAGACGAGGGAAGACAAGGAGAAGAACCGCGAGACGCTTCAACTCGCAGAGGCTATCAAGGCCAAGCGCGTTGTTGAACTGCGCAACGGGCTGTACGGCTTTCAGAAGCAGTTCGCAACAAACACCCGTTTCTTCGACTACTACCGTTCACTGGTGGAGAAGCGGCTGGGAAGTGAGAGCCGAGGGAACTGGGGTAACTGGAGGTCGTGCTACCACCACCTGAAGAAGTACGAGAAGCGCGACAGCATCACCTTCGCGGAGATAACGCCTGAATGGGTGCAGGGCTTCAAGGACTACTTGGAGAACGAGGCCTGTGCCTGGTCGCATGACTATCGAAAGAAAATCAAGGACAAACCGCTGGCTCGCAATAGTAAGGTGTCCTACTTCAACAAACTACGGGCTTGCCTCAATCAGGCTTTCGAGGAGCGCATTATTTCCGTCAACCCCATGCGAGGCATTGAGGGCTTCAAGGCCGAGGAAGGGACGCGCATGTACCTGACTATCGACGAGGTGAAACTGCTGGCACAGACGGAATGCGAGTACCCTCAAATCAAGGCGGCTTTCCTGTTCTCGTGCCTAACGGGGCTGCGACGCTCCGACGTGCTACGGCTGACATGGGGCGACGTGTACCAGCAGGGGAAGTTTACCCGTATCATCTTCAAGCAGAAAAAGACCAACGGGCAGGAATACCTCGACATCACGCCCGAGGCCGTAGCACTCATGGGGAAACGCGGCAAGCCGAATGAGTACGTCTTTACTGACATACACTCCCCGACCTGCACAAACAATACTATCAAGTTGTGGGTGGCTCGCGCTGGTATAAAGAAGGAGATCACCTTCCACTGCGCCCGTCACACCTTCGCCACGATGATGCTTGACCTTGGCACCGACATCTACACTGTGAGCAAACTACTCGGACATCGGGAACTCTCAACGACGCAGATCTACGCCAAGGTGCTTGACAAGAACAAACAGGCGGCAGTGGCGAAGATACCGTCTATACTCCATCAGGAGCCGAAGCCGAAGAAGAAACGCAAGGGCAATAAAGAGGGATAGAGATAAGCGATTCTCGCCTATCTCTATCCTTCTTTATAGAAGTTCCCACGTCCAGTTAGCAGCCATTGGGCTGACACGTTGTAGTCCTCTACAAGGTATGCTAACCAAGCCGCTTGGAAAATGTCACGGCTGGGGTCTTTCTCCAGCGTATTCATGTTCCAGCGGTTTATTTCGTGGTCACGGGTGAACGTCTGCTTTCCCCTGATTTTCCTGTCTGCTTTGAGACGCTGCAGGGCTTCAAAAAAGCGTCTTACTATTCGCTGGCTGTCTGCTGTCTGCATAATTCGTCGGATTGGTCTATAGCGTTGTTGATACGGCTGTTTCTCTCCTGTTCCTTTTCAAGTGTACGCTCCAGCCATTTCGAGCGCACAGCAGGGCTGAAATCGGGCTTCTTGTGGCCTGTTATCACCTGCTCGTATTCTATCAGTTCTTCGGGTGACATGACGGGCACGAAGCGTTCAAGGTCGAGGACGGCCTGAATATGGCTCATCGTTCCCCTGTGTAGGTCTCTGACCTTATCATCCATGAGCATTTCGCCTTCCCCAAGCAGCAGCCAACGGGCGTTTATCTCAGGCAGGGCGGCGAGGATGGCCAGCACGGGCTTCAAGCCGAAGTCGGAGCCGTGAAGCAGTTTGGCAAGGTACTGGGGCTTCCAGCCTATCAGTTCCGCGAACTCCTTCTGCTTCCCGTGCGTCTTGTATCTTACTATCTCGCGTAATCTGTTGTTCATCGTTGAATTGTTTTTAGCGTCCTCTCGCAACGAAAACCGCTTTGGATTGGCACTTATACAAGCAATGGGTAGAAAGTTGAAGAGGCGCAAAATTTGAGAAAAATAACTATTGCTTTTGACGGTTGAGAAGTTCGGTTGCTTTTTCCAGTCTATCGTTGTACTTAAACAGCAAATCAGTTGTTCCGGCAGAAGCAAAAACTTCTATGGCGCGTAGTATCACGCGGATCTCCTGGTCATACTCTTTACGCTTCCGATAAAGTATCATCAGCCGCTCGTAAGAGTGCGAAGCAGGATATCCGACTTTAATGTTTTCCTCATAGACGGCAATTGCATCATCGATACGCCCACTCTTTTCGAGTTCCGTTCCCTCGTTATTACGCCTTGCAGTACCCAGCAGACGTTCTTCTTCAAGACGGCGAGCCTCTAACGATTGCATTGCCTCGTAATAGTCTGCATCAGGTATCAGAAGGAAATCATCGGGGCTTCCGCTCATAATTACCTTATTCATTTCCCCGACGTAGTGCATTTGCTTATCCCACTTGACGCATTTGATTAGCGTATCAAAATCCAGTTGTTTCATTTCCTCTCTAATATAGATAATAGGCGGTCTATCTGCTCATCCCTCTTTGCCAGCGCGTCCAGTTGTCGGCTCATCAGTTCCTGTTGTTTCTCAATGGCAGAAATAAACCGTTCCGTTTCTGTGCCTACGTTTACACTGCTACCACGGCCAGCGGAAACGCTCACGCCCTTCTCGGCAGCGAAAGACGAAATCATTTCGCCATCGCCTATGGTCTGCAATAGTCTCAACATGCTTTCGGGGATAGTCTTTCCTTTCTCCCAGTTCTGCACTGTGCGCAGGCTCACGCCACATTTGTCGGCTAAATCCTGCTGTGTAAGCCCCTTGGCTTCCCTTAATTTTCTCACGTCAATCATAATTTGTTGTAATTCAATGAGTTATAAAAATTTTAATAATTTTTAACGCTTTTGTTATGAAATTATTTCGTGTTCGGAAATTATTTCGTAACTTTGCCCCCGAATTTCAACATATACCACAAAATTTCCGCGCAAAGATACGCAAAAATTTACGATTAAAGAAATAAACTGATAAGTAAATGCAAATTGTTAAACAAATTTAAGAAAAAAGAGCATGGAAGTATTGAAAACTGAACTTCAGAAGGAGCGCGAACAGCGCGACTATGCCATTTACTCCGACTACGAGAAAATGATGGCAGTCAAGGGTCAGAGTGCTACCGAAGTTGGGAAGCTGCTCATGGCCAAGTACAAAATCCACTCGCTCGGCACAATCTACGTCATCCGTAAGCGTGTTGAGAAGAAACTTCAAGAGGAGGGCAAGATATGACACACAAGGCAATCAACGTAAAGCAGTGGGTCATTCTTACCCTTCTTATGCTTTGGGGCTTCGCCTCGTTCCTCGTACTCGCTGGAGAGGATGCACCAGGCGAACCACCTACACCATTTCGCGAGTTCATCCTTATCAAGGTCGCTGCGCTGGCAAGTTTCGGCTTGTGTTTTCTTGTTGGCCGCTGGCTTAACCGTAAGGGCTTGCTCCCTGATGTAGAGGAGGAGTGACTATGAGTGAGGAAGCAATGAACATCCTGAACGCTCGATTTGACCGCTTGGAGCAGTTGACACTCATCGGGGCAAAGAACGTGCTGAACCTCGACGAGGCCGTTATGTTTACAGGGTTGAGCAAAGGCCACCTATACAGGCTGACCTCCGAGCAGCAGATACCGCATTTCAAGAAATGCCGTCACCTCTACTTCAAGAAGTCAGAACTGGAGGACTGGATGCTGGAGCATAAAGTACCTACCAAGGCCGAGGTTGACAGCATGGCTTCAACGTATGTTGCTACCCACTAATCAAAGAATTTTTGTATTCACAAAGTGATTACAATGTAATCGTTTAGGCAAGAGTCGGGAAGCCGTAAGACCGACAATGAAATCATCGTAACAATGGAAAATCAAGAAATCATGGTTGTGCCACAGGCTGAAATGCTATCGGCACTCAACCGCTCGGAGGTGGACATTCAGATCGCCACCGCAAAGCAGTACCCCCGTGACCTACAGGCGACGCTCAACAAGATTGAGACCTACGCCACTATGGACAAAGAAACAGCGGAGGACTGCTTCTACGTTCTGCGCCGCAAGGGTGCAGGAGGTCAAGAGTCTGTCATCGAGGGCTTGTCAGTCCGCATGGCAGAGATCATCGCTGGCGCATGGGGCAACCTGCGCGTCGCTACCCGTATCATCGGCAACGACGGCAAGATGATAACGGCACAGGCCGTCTGCCACGACCTCGAAACGAACCTTGCCGTGAGTAAGGAGGTTAAGCGTCGTATCACTGACCGCAACGGTCGCACGTTCAGCGAGGATATGCAGGTAGTCACTGGTAATGCAGCCGCCTCTATCGCATTCCGTAACGCTGTGCTGGCCGTCATACCCAAGGCCGTGACGAAGAAGGTCATCAATCAGGTAAAACAGGTGGCTCTCGGCCAGTCTATCGACCTCGAACAGAGCCGTCAGAACCTTCTCACCTACTTCAACAAGATTGGCGTTACCAAGGAGCAGTTGTTCTTCTACCTCGGTGTTAAGAGCCTTGACCAAGTGGATAAGCAGATGGTGTTTGAACTGCGAGCCACGGCCAACGCTATCAAGGAGGGAACTACCACCGTTGAGGAGTCCTTCATCAAGCCGTTCCAACAGGCGCAGTTGCAGAAGGAGGCAGAGGCCAAGACTGGTACTGCCGAAGGTAAGGCCGCTGCCGCTATAGCAGCCGCTACGGGTCAGGGCGCACCTGCCAATGTTGACCCTGAGACTGGCGAGATTAAGAACGAGCCTGCACCAGCAGCCGCTCCAGCACCAAAGAAAACAACAACCAAGAAATAACAGCATTATGGAAATCCAAGAGAAAAACATTATCGCTGCCTATAAGGTGGCTGACGAGAACGGCCAGCAGATGCTCCGTACTCTTTTCCCTGCCGTCGAGTTCGACAAGCAGGAGGCCGACAACCGACCCGTGACTGAGCGCATCAAGACATTCGATGACGCATTGAACGCGCTCGGAGAGGAACATCCTTTCGTCGCAATGTTCCGGACTATCAACGTGAACTTCGCCTATTGTTCTGCAACAGCGGCCATGTTCGCCTACGCCAAGTTGCAGGTGGTTTGTGCCGCTCTCAACGAGGGCTGGGAGCCTCAGTTTACGGATGACGAGACTCGCTGGTACCCTTGGCACTGGCTCTACACAGAGGAGGAGATTGGTAATATGGCGACAGAAGAACAGCATGAGCGTTGCATGATGTCAGTAGGCGACTATCAGCAAGAAGGATGGGCGGGCTTCGCGTATGCGAACTCGACTTACGCCCCCTCGGGCACGAATGCGTACGTCGGGTCTCGCCTCTGCTTGAAAAACCGCGAACTCGCCGCGTACTGCGGCACGCAGTTCATTGACCTGTGGGCTGACTTCAAACTTATCCGCAAGTAACTTTATGCTGGGAGGGCTGGCTGCTTGTGCTGGCTCTCCCTCATTCATTCATTTTTTAATCACAATTTTAACAGCATTTCATTATGGAAATTCAAGAAAGATTTAAGGCCATTGCCGACGAATGGGTAGGCAAGGAAGAAGAGAACAGGAACCGCGCAATTGTAGTCCTCGCTATCGAGAAGGACAGCGAAGGAAAGAACGGTACCATCGCAGGTGTAATTCAGGGTAGAGCGTCCCATGTCGTTGACGCATTCACCCAAATCATTGAGGACACGGATAAGGACAACCAACTCGGACGTGTACTGCGTAAGGCTCAACATCGTGTCTCTATGCATAGTTTCTGCCGCTTGGTTGATAGAGTCCTTTCCTGTGACGAGAAAGACGACGAGGAGCAACGAGAGGACACCGAGGAACAGCCCGAAACGACTGCCGAGGAGCAGGGAAAGGAGGCAAGCCATGAGTAATACAATCATCCGTCCGCAGAGCCGCGAGGAGTGGCTGAAAGTGCGTGAGAGTGGTATCGGTAGCAGCGAGATTGCTACCATTGTCGGTTTGAACCCTTGGGAAACACCCTATCAGTTGTGGAGACGCAAACTCGGTATCGACCCTCCGAAGGAGGAGAACTTCGCCATGAAGGCAGGTCACTACTTGGAGGACGCTGTGGCTCAGTTTTGGCATGACGAGACGGGACAGGACATCATCAAGGCTTCGGCTGGTGACTGGCTCATCCGTGACAACGACCGTCCTTTCCTGCAGGTCAGCCCCGACCGCACCTACTGGCTGTTCGGTATGCCGCACAACAATTCCAACAAGGGTATTCTCGAATGTAAGACTACGCAGAAGTCCATCGACGCTGACGATCTGCCGAAACACTGGTTTTGTCAGGTGCAGTACCAGCTCGGAGTCGCAGGTATGCAGAAAGGCTCCCTTGCCTGGCTGTGCAGTGGTCGCGAGTTCGGTTACAAAGACCTTGCTTTCGTTCCCGACTTCTACGGCTGGCTCGTTGAGGAGGCAGAGAAGTTTTGGAGGGACAACGTCGAGGGCAGACAGGAGCCGTCGGCTGTCAGCGTTCAGGATGTGCTCTTGAAGTACAACCGCCACACGGACGGCAAGGTGCTGGAGGTCGGAGAGGAAATCTTCACTGCCTATCAAGACCTCAAAGACGTGCGCAAGCAGTTGGACGCACTGGAGGAGCGCAAAGAGACGCTGGAAGGTCGCATCAAACTGGCCTTCGGTGACGCGGAGGCCATCAGTTACGGTGGTGACACTATCGCCACATGGAAAGCCCCGAAAGCCTCCAAGAAGTTCGACGCGAAAGCCTACCAAGCAGAGCATCCCGACCTGTGCGCTCCGTACATCTTCGAGACGCAGGGAGCGCGTCGTTTCCTTTTGAAGTAACACGTCAAGGAAAGGAGCCTCGGTATGATTATCATCAGCAACTCACAGCGCGACCAAATTGTTCGCTTCATCGACATTCTCTGCCAAGCATTGAAGGGTGATGACACGCGGACATACAACACCAAGCGGCTTGCCCGTAACCTCCAAAAGAGGCTTCGCGACAAGCAGCCTGTGAGTGCTGATGAGTTGACAGCCGCCAGTAACCGAAATCAGCAATGAGAATAGTCAGCAACGATACAACGTCCCGTGCATGGGTGGAACCGTCGAAAGTAGTTCCTACGCAATGCTGTTATGCGTGGTTAGCCCTGCAGCACGGGACTTTTTCACAACCGAAAAAGACAGTATGATTCAATTACGAGAAAACCAAGTGGAGCCTATCGACAAGGCCATTAAGTTCTTCCGTGAGGAGCATCCGCGACCCAGCCTCATTGTCCTGCCTACGGCATGGGGCAAGTCCATCCTCACGGCTTACGTGGCTAAGTACAGCGGTGAGCACCTCATCGTACTACAGCCGTCGAAGGAACTGCTTGAACAGAACTATACGAAGTACTGCACCCTGTGCGGAGGCTTTGGCATGAACGCTGGCATTTTCTCTGCCTCCTGTGGCCGGAAAGAAATTATGCCAATAACGTATGCAACCATCGGCTCAATCAAGGCTCTCGGAGCAAAATTCAAACAATTAGGCTTCTCCAAGATGCTCATTGACGAAGCGCACCTCTACCCCCGTGAGGCTGACAGCATGTTAGGCCGCTTCTTGAAGGACAGCGGAATTACTCATGTGCTGGGTATCACGGCCACACCAGTAAAACTACAGACCAACCGAGATCAGGACGGCAACAACTTCTCGAAACTCGTCATGCTCACCTCAAAGAGCAAGAAGGGTAATTTCTTCAAGGACATCTTGCACGTCGGACAGGTGCAGGAAATGGTACGGCTCCATTACTGGTCGCCTCTGTCCTACACCTCGTCGGAGTTCGACGAGTCGCTGTTGGTATTCAACTCCAGCAAGTCGGAGTACACGGAGGAGAGCGTAAAGATAGCATACGACGCTAACGGAGGCTTGCAGCGCGTCTGTGACGCTATATCATCGCACCCAGAGCGTCGCCATATATTGGCCTACGTTCCTTCGGTGCAGGACGCTATTGACCTTGCAGCGGCCTACCCCAATTCAGGCGTGGTGTACGGGGAACAGGATAAGAAACAGCGCGAGGAAGTCATACGGCGTTTCAAGTCGGGACAGATCCGCGTCATCTTCAACGTGCGCGTCCTCTCCACTGGCTTTGACTACACGGGTATTGACTGCATTGTGCTTGGTATCAGTACGGCCAGCATTGCCCTGTACTATCAGATAATTGGCCGAGGAACACGTATAGACCCTGACAAGTACGACTGCCTGGTAGTTGACTTGGGCGGCAACGTGCGACGCTTCGGAAAGGTCGAGGACATCACCTTCGAGCAGGGCAAGATGTGGCGAATGTTTGGCACAGGCGGTCGGCTCCTTTCGGGTATTCCAATTCACGACATCGGGAAGTACACCCGTGAGGACACTATCGCTGTTGACAATCGCGCTGCCGCTCCCATTGAGATTATGCCCTTCGGCAAGTACAAGGGTGAGAAAATCAGGGACATACCCCGTGACTATCGGCAGTGGATGATACGTGCGTTCGACTGGAACGAGCGGAACGATAAACTGAGAAAATCAATAATAGCAACGATGTGATAATATGAAAAATAACGTGCTTTTTTTTAGGGACTGGTACGAGGCCATCAAGGACTTTTCGCCTGATGAACGTCTAAACGCCTACGATGCTATCATGCAGTACGCATTCGAGGGGATTGCGCCTACGGATAAGTTCATCAAGGCTGCTACGGCTCTCATGCTGAAAGCAATAGACCGTGATACCAGCAAGTACGAAATGGTAAGCCGCAAACGCTCCGAGGCCGCTTCCAAGAGGTGGAATGAAAGCAAGAGCAGCCACAAGGTACATGATGATGCAATTGATACAAGTGCTACACTTGCAGGGGATAAGGAGAAGGTAACGGAGAAGGAAAAGGAAACGGATAAGGTAAAGGGTAAGGGTAAGACAATAAACTATCCCTATCGGGATATTGTCGCCCTTTGGAATGAAATCTGTACTTCCCTGCCTTCCGTCAAGTCGCTCAATGATAACAGGCGTAAGAAGATAAGACTGCGTCTTGACGAGTGGGGCGACAGCGAGAAATGGCTTGACACGGCGAGGGAGTTGTTCGCGAAGGTGGAGGCCTCGGACTTCCTTTCAGGGCGTTCAGGCCGTTGGAACGGCTGCTCCTTCGACTGGTTTTTCACGAACAGCGAGAACTGGGTCAAGGTATCAGAGGGAAACTACCGCAACAAGAGCGAAATGCACGGTGCGGCCTCCTGTCTCGGTGTTGATGAGCGCATAGAGAACGGTCGCAGGACTTACGGATCGGGAAGGGCTACAATCCCGATGGACGCTCCCCCCCGTCCAAGCGAGAGCCATGTTTGGAGTGCAGAAAGTAACACTTGGGTAACTGGCGTATGAAAGACTACAGCGACTACGGTATCACGATACCAAACGGCAAGCGCACAGGCAAGGTCAAGACCTTCTGCCCTAACTGCCGTGACCAGCGTCACGACAAGCGCGACAAGTCCCTCTCCGTTGACCTTGACAAGCAGGTGTGGAATTGCCACTACTGCAACTGGAGCGGCCACCTCGAACATACGGAGGAGGAGAAGCAACGCTGGATGCAGCAGCAGTCATGGTACAACCCTGCACAGACGCGCAGGGAGAAGCCCGTCTATAAGAAGCCGAAGCCAAGACAGACGGCTCCTATGTCTGCCAAGGCTCTTGCATGGTTTCGCGGACGCGGCATAAGCGAGGCAACCCTGCTGGCTATGAAGGTGACGGAGGGACTGGAGTTCATGCCACAGAAGAACGGACAGGCCAATACGGTGCAGTTCAACTACTACAAGGACGGTGAACTTATCAATACCAAGTTCCGTACTGGTGACAAGTGCTTCAAGATGGTGTCGGGAGCCGAACTGCTTCCCTACAACATCGACGGTATCAAGGGAACGAAGGAGTGCATCATCACGGAGGGAGAAATGGACGCTCTGACATTCTATGAGTGCGGACGGCATGACGTTGTGTCAGTTCCCAACGGAGCAAATGCCAATCTGACGTATCTTGATGACTACATAGAGGAGTACTTCGACGACAAGGAAACCATTTACATCGCCAGCGACACCGACACCAAGGGTGTGCTCCTGCGTGACGAACTCCTGCGACGCTTCGGTGCTGAACGCTGCCGAGTGCTGGAATATGGCGAGGGCTGCAAGGACGCTAACGAGCACCTGATGAAGTACGGACGGGAAAGCCTGTTGCAGTGCATCGCCAACGCTCCCGAAATCAAGTTGGAAGGCGTATTCTCCGTGAGCGACTTTGAGACCTCGCTGGACGCTATCTTTGAGTTCGGGCTATCCAAGGGCGTGACAATCGGGCATGAGAACTTCGACAAACTATGCTCCTTCGAGACGAAACGCCTGTGCATAGTGACGGGTATTCCCGGAAGTGGTAAGTCAGAGTTCATCGACGAGATCGCCGAGAGGCTTAATATGCGCTACGGATGGCGGTTTGCCTACTTCTCCCCTGAGAATGCACCTTTGGCCTACCATGCGAGCAAACTCATTGAGAAGTTTACGGGTAAGCATTTCAGCCAAAAGACGCTCTCCCTCCCTGAATACAGACAGGTCAAGCAGCACCTCGAAACGGACTTCTTCTTCATCAGCCCAGCAGGTGACTACAAGGTTGACAGCATCCTCGAAAGAGCCAAGTTCCTCGTGCGTAGGAAAGGCATAAAGGGGCTTATCATTGACCCGTACAATCGACTGGAGAACGAGGCAGGAGGACGCTCAGAGACGCAGTACATCAGCGGCTTGCTCGACAAACTTACGAACTTCGCCCAGCAGAACGACATACTGGTAGTGCTTATGGCGCATCCTACCAAGATGAGCAAGAACAAGGAGGGGCAGATAGAAGTGCCGTCCCTCTATGACATCAGCGGCTCCGCGAACTTCTACAACAAGGCAGACTTCGGCCTCGTGGTACATCGTGACCGCATCAACAACACCGTCGAGGTACGGGTGCAGAAGGTGAAGTTCCGACACCTCGGAGAAGTGGGGACGGCCTACTTCAAGTACAACCTCAATAACGGACGCTACACCCCGTTCACGCAGGGCGTAGAACCGAAGTGGGACAACGACAACCACCTCGTGGCAGACCAGCAGCAGAGACAGATAGAGGCAGCGGAGGCCGCGCAGTTCGACTTTGACGCTTTCATGCCTAACGAGGAGGAATGCCCATTCTGACATTGACAATTCATTAACAACCAATATAACAGCAATATGAGTAAAATCAAGTTACTTTACATCGACCTGTTCTGCGGTGCTGGAGGCACTTCTACTGGCGTAGAACGGGCAAGGCTTGACGGTGACAAGTGCGCCAAGGTCATAGCCTGTGTCAATCATGATCCGCACGCGATAGCCTCCCATGCTGCGAACCATCCCGACGTGCTGCATTTTACGGAGGACATCAGGACGCTCGACCTCCTGCCGCTCGTCAATCATGTAATCAACATGCACGACAAGTACCCCGACGCTAAACTGGTGTTGTGGGCTTCGCTTGAATGTACCAATTTTAGCCGTGCCAAGGGAGGCCTACCCCGTGACGCTGACAGCCGCACCCTCGCTGAACACCTGTTCCGTTACATCAAGGCTCTACAGCCTGACTTCATCCACATAGAGAACGTGGAGGAGTTTATGTGCTGGGGCGACCTCGACGAGAACGGAAAGCCAGTAAGCAAGGAACAGGGCAAGTGCTACATGCGCTGGCTCAATAAGGTATGCTCCTACGGCTACGACTTCGACTTCCGCATTCTCAACGCTGCCGACTACGGGGCTTACACATCACGCCGCAGGTACTTCGGCCAGTTCGCAAGGAAGGGACTGCCGATAGCGTTTCCCGTGCCTACCTACTCAAAGCAGGGAGGCTCCGACCTGTTCAATACCTACAAGAAGTGGAAGCCTGTACGTGAGGTGTTAGACCTCGATGACGAGGGAGAGTCTATCTTCTGCCGGAAGAAGCCGCTGGTGGAGAAAACGCTGGAGCGCATCTACGCTGGGCTGGTCAAGTTTGTGGCTGGCGGCAAGGAGGACTTTCTTGTGCGCTACAATACCGTGCGGCCACAGGACACCGTGAAGTCGCTGGATGAACCTTGCGGAGTGCTTACCTGTGACAACCGCTTCGCCAAGACCAAGGTGCAGTTCCTCTCAAAGCAGTACAGCGGCGACCCGAAAGGCAAGAACATCAGCATTGAGCGGCCAGCAGGTACGGTGACCTGCCGAGATCATCATGCTTTCCTCACGGCATACTACGGCAACGGTTTCAACACCTCGATTGAAAAGCCAGCCAACACCATACCGACCAAGGACAGAATGGCTCTCGTAACGAGCCAGTTCCTGGACTTGCAGTATGGCAATGGTTTCCCATCGTCAATGGAAAGCCCGTCGCCAACCGTAACGGGCAACCCGAAGCAGAACCTCGTGAGTGCCGACCGTTTCCTGATGAACCCACAATTTGACAGTGCAGGAGGCAGTATAGACAAGCCCTGTTTCACGCTCATTGCCCGTATGGATAAGATGCCCCCGTACCTCATCAGCACTGACAAGGGCGTTGGTATCAAGATTTACCCTACCGACAGCCCAATGACCGTGAAGATAAAGCAGTTCATGGCCGCTTACGGTATCGTTGACATCAAAATGCGGATGCTCAATATAGGCGAGTTGAAGCGCATTATGGGCTTCCCCGACTCCTACGTTCTCATCGGTACTCAGGCCGAGCAGAAGAAGTACATAGGCAATGCCGTTGAAGTGAATATGAGCAGCGCGTTATGCACGGCTCTCTGTCAGAAACTAACCCAAAGAGCAGCAGTGTAATCATGGAGAAGTTCACAATCAACGGCACGGTGATGAAAATGGAGTTGCAGGATGCCGAGGTAATCAACTACGGTACTATCATGCACCTTTCAGGGTCAAACATAAACGTGCGGAATAACGGTACTATCATGCACGGTGGAGGGCAGACCCGTATCGTTTACCGTGACCGCTACATCACCAATCCACAAGCAGAGGCCGAGGTGAAGCGATTGAGGGAGGAACTTGAAGCCACCAAGCGAAAACTCACGTCTGCCGTTGCGGAAAACAGGAACTTGCGCGAGCGTGTAAAGACGCTGGAGGCCACACCGAAGATGGACTTTCGGGCAAAACAGATCGTTGAGCGTTTGCAATGCGCCTTGGAGGTGAACCACGAACAGGCGAAGCGCATCAAGGAACTGGAGCGTGGCGTGTGCGACTCCTACCTTCGGGAACAAATCGACCCGTGGGATATTCGCCCAACCAAGGAGCAATGCGCAAGGCTCCTACGGAGAATGGAAAGTTACATAGATTTTGAAGAATAATCATTTAATCATTTAATCAAACAGCATTATGAAAAGAATTACAAGTATTGAGCAGCTTCAGAAAGGAGACAAGATTGTAAGAGTAAGAGGCGGCGAGTGGAACATCTTAGAGTTTGTTTGCCAACACCCCCACAATGACAAGTATTCGTTGTTCATGAATGAGAACTACGACGGAGCACCAAAGTTTTATAATCCAAAATTGGAAGATGAAGAATGGTATCTTTACAGTGGGTCAGATGAGG